ATTGGGTGGTTTGACTGTGGATCGTCGGGAGAATATTAATCAGATTGATCAGCTATCCCGCGATGAAATTGTGGCACGGCTGTCGGATTTACAAAAGAAATACCCTCAAGCATTCACAATCGAGGGATCATATGAGGATATAACGGATGAGCAGAGGACCGGAGGCCAACTTTTGGAGCACGATCAGGAGAAATCTGCCTGAGAAATGCTTTGCAACCCGCATAGAAAACAAGCATGGCGGTGGTGTTCCTGACCTTCATGCAATCTGGGATGGTATTGCTTTTTGGGCGGAGCTAAAAGTAACGAAAAATAATAAACCAAAAATATCTCCGCATCAAATCGCGTGGAATATGGCTTATTGGGCTCGCGGAGGCAATAATTTCTACTTGGTAAAGGCCCTCTCTACCAAGAAACTATATTTATTTGGGGGAGATAAAGGGCCCGAGCTTCTTGAAAAGGGGATTGAGGGGGTTGAAGGTCAGAGTTTCGAGGACCTTGCGTCTCTTTTCGAGGCCTTGCGGCTCTGCTGCCGCTGATATTATGCCTTGCGGCTCGCGCCTGAGCCTTGCGACTCTGGCGCGGCGGGTTCCCGGCCCGGGCTTGCCGGGGATGGGAACTAGGATAGAGAGTCCGAAGGACACAATAACTCTTTTCTTCTTTGTTGCCCCGAGCTTGCGAGGTTAACAGGCAACTCCTTTTAAAACTTTTTGAAAGTTGGGGGCCGAAGCCCCCGTTAGTTACCAGTAGTTGCGCGTTGTTGGCGCTTCGGTTTCGAACTCGTCCTCGTCTTCCTGTGGATTGTATGGGGTGCAGTACATTCCCATTTCTTCCGCCATGGCCTCTTCTTCCTTATCGACGGCGCTACCGTCTGTTTGCAGGATTGCTTTGACCTCACCTCCGGTTAGTCCCAACATACCAGCGTATGTCAGGATTGAGATGTTAGGGTTTTGATCGTAGTAGTCGCGGATCTCGTCGTCGTTCCAGTCCGACATTAGTTTTAAAGGAAGTAGATATTCAGGCATTGGCTTCTCTCCATGTTTGCACTTGTGTCATAGCATCGGGATCTCCGACGCAGTAATTGCAGGGGTCGTCTTCGTCGTACTCGGTCATTACCCATACGTTGCCACCCACCAGTTCGTTCGTTCCGTCTAGGTGGAATCGAGAGAAGCAGGCGTTGCAGTATGCCCATGTGCAATGTGTGCCATCGGGTTTAGCTTTTATCCAAAACTCATTGTCCCCTTCCAGCTTTAGATCTTTGCATTCAGGGTTAACGCATCGGCAGGGTTTAGTTAGGTTGTCCATGTTCGCCTCCTATTTGAATAGCGTGTCGTAGTCGTGGGTTGAAAGAAAGTGTCGGAAGTTATTGTCGACACCGAGTTGGTACGCGTCCCATTCGTCACGGAACTGCTGTGCATCGTCGCCCTGTATGAAGAACGACCAGCCTGCTTCGTACTCGCGGACCTCGACACCATAGCCGAGGTCCTTCATCTGATATCCGCCTATGCGCATGGTAGCGGTTCCATGGCCCGGAGCTCACTGAGGTAGAAGTGATCGTGGTCTCCGAGTGGCATCATCTTCTCGCCACCTAGTACCAGATACTGTGCGTGATCGCGTTGTGCTACGCCCCAGTATCGATACCCGAATGTGGTGAGTATGCCGTTGATGCGCTCGCGTGTTGTGACGGTGGGCCAACCTGCGAGGGTAAAGCCGATGTCTCCGTCGAGTGTGCGCCATGCGATGCGGTTGTTGTGTAGCCAGACGATCTCGCCATTGGTGCGTGTTCGTGCTGCGTTGGCTGCGGTGCGACGGAAGAAAGCCCGTGCGATCTTGTCAGTTTCTTGTCTCATTAGATAGATCCTTTGGTGGTGCGGGAGCCGAAGCCCCCGCGGTTGAAGTTAGTCGACTGTGACCGAGAAGGTGTTGTTGCCAAACCAGTCGGTAATCTTGTGGTCGATGTCGAACTCCTCGATCATGTCTGCGATCTCTGACGAGTGATCGTAGATGTCGAAGGATGTGGAGTTCATACCCTCCTGAAGATCGTTGACCTTCTGCTCGATACGTTCGTCGACCTTCTCCTGAATGATTGCCATGATCAGGTCAGCTAGTTGATTAGTTTGATTTTCCATCTGTGATCTCCTGTGTTAGATGGGCTGCTAGATTAAATGCCATGCAAGCGGCGACCATGATGTGTGCTCGGTCGCTTGCATTGTGCGCGTTGATCCACTCGAGTAGTTCGTCCCACGACTTGGGTGTGTGGAACATGCCGATTGGCTCAAGCATCAATAGATTCCTCCTTCTTGATTGTGTACTCGACTACGCTGTTGAACTTCTCGACATCGTACTTGCTGTCGTGCTGCATCGATTTGAACGCTTCTGCTAGGATCTGACGTATATCCTTGTGCAACTGACGCTCAGAGGCCCAGCCGTTCCACTCGGCACCGTGTTCGGTCATAAGGCGGTCGATCACCTTGAGCTCCCGGACTGTGATGTTAAGGCTGATTGGTAGTTGATCGATGTCAGTATAGTTTTTAGTAGCCATTGTGGCCTCCTAAGTTGAAGTTAATACCAAGCACTCATAACGACGTCCGGCCGTTACCAACTTGGCGGAGAAGGGTGTAATGAGAAGGAGCAGGCAGCAGGACGTAGTCCACCTGCCTGCTCCGCAAAAGGCTGAGGTCAACGCCCCGACGACGCAAGGAGGAGCCCGCAGGGTAGCCATTTTTATAGTGCGAAACAACGGGAGGCGTTGACACAAATTGTGATCAATACAATTGATTGATCACAAATTGTTTCGACGTCGGCGAGGTAGCGCAATGCCAGACGCACTATAAAAATTGCAGGGCTTTACGGAAGCTCTTTTTCGAAATTACACTGTCGCGAGCAAGATGGTCATCGTCCGGATGTCGTTGTGTGTGTGTTAGTTGAGACCGAGCGACAGTTTCGTCCCCTCTTCAATGACCCCGTCGTTGAAGAGTTAAGGGACGAAACTTAGGGAGGTCGAGGCCCGGAAGGCCTAGCGATCTTCGATCGCTTGGCTTGACGGAGTCGGGCTCCGGCTTTAGCCGCGGCCGACGGTCGGGCGTAGCCCGACAGTGCTGTCCTCTCCATCCATCCGATAGCGCCGATCCAACGGGCGCAGCCGTTGGCCGACTGTCAGTTCGGAGACTGACACGGGCCGAAGGACCGTATGCGTCAAGGATCGAAGCCCGAAGGGCCAAGACCTGAAGGGGCTTGGTTCACGAGAGCCTGCCCGGACGCCCACCCCCACACCCCATCGATCAAATCCCCCCACCCCCATGGCACCTCTCTAATTATTCCCACGAGCCAAGGCGCAAGGAACTACACGCAAGGTACGCAGACACTGGGCAGAGATCAGAGTGACAAGGCTCTGCTTACCTGATACACAGACATACTTGCCGGGGTTACTGGAGCATATGGTATGGCTGGCGGGGCAGACCCCCTCCCCCCCATCCCCCTTATATGGCCCCCCCGTTGGTGCGGTGTGCACCCTATAATGTTGGTTTTGTAAATTATTTCGGGTATAATTCCATTGGGTTGTGTTCCAACAACAAGGAGAGTACAAGTGGGCCGTGATTATAGAAAAGAGTACGACAACTACCATTCGTCGCCAAAGCAGAAGAAGAACCGGGCATCGAGGAACGCGGCCCGTGCTGCGATGGTTAAGTCTGGTAGGGTAAAGAAGGGTGATGGGAAGGATGTTACTCATCGGAACGGTAATCCTCGGGATAATTCTGGTGGTAATTTGGGTATATTGAGTGCGAGTAAGAACCGTAGTTTTCGTCGTACTAAGAAGGCAAGGAAGGCGCAGGTACATTGAGGTATGAGGTAGTAACGAGGATGACGTTACCTATTGAGGTGGCTGTTTTACGTTTGGGTAAGTTTTCGCATCGGGAGAGTGCGTATAGTCATTTGGGTTTTAACGCGACTAAGTTGTTGAAGGAGGCCAAGTTATTTGCGACTACGGACAACCGTTTATTTATTCTTGCTTGGGATGGTGATAAGGCTGTTGGAGTGATGGCTGCGATGGTTGCGGATTATTTTTTTAGTGATGACTTGGTAGCGAACGATTATTTGTGGTATGTTTTACCGGAGTACCGAGGATCGAAGGTTGGTTGGGAGTTATTGACGATGTATGAGCGGTGGTCCTCGGACCAAGGAACTGTTGATACTCGTGTTGGGATGACATCTATGATTAACGCGGATGTTTTCAATGGTATTATGGAGAAGCGTGGTTATAAGTGTATAGGCGCTAATTACCGCAAGAGGAGCCAAGAATGAATCCTTTTCTGTTTAATTTTTTATTGGACCGTCGAGTTTTTGGTGGTGGAGACACGGGTACTGGTGGTGGTGGTGACAGTGACAACGGCGG